TCTCGCATAATGGCTAGTATATTAAGAGTAAACACATTAACAGATGCAAGTAGTAATAATAGTATTGCTACGAGTTTTATTTCAAGTGGTAGTGCTAAAGCATGGTTCACAATAAATGGGGTTGGAACTGCAGCTTTACTTGATTCTTTTAATGTAGGCTCTTTAACAGATGATGCTACAGGTAAATTTAGTGCTAATTTAACATCTGCAATGAATAATTTTAATTATGCACTTGCGAAGACTCATGCTGTAGATGACCCAGATGGTAGTAGCCACGCAGGAGATAGTGGTTTTTATAGTCACGAAGGTGCGTTACCTAAAACAACATCAGTTGCATCAGTTTGTAGTCACAATGGTGGTGATTTTGCAGATGTAGGTTATGTATCAAGCAGTTTACATGGAGACTTAGCATGAGTAAGGCAGCAGAATTAGCAAAAATGGGTGAAGTCCTAACCAATAGTCAGATTGGTGGACGAAGAAATATTGTAATTAATGGTGCTATGCAAGTTTCGCAAAGAAGCACAAGTGCATCATCCATTACAGCAACAGGTTATCATGCCTTAGATAGATTTAAATTATTGTATACTGATGCAGGAACATGGACAATGTCTCAATCATCAACGACTCCAAATGGATTTGGCAACAGTTTGAAGTTAGATTGCACCTCTGCTAAATCTTCTTTAGCTTCAGACAGTAGATTATTTTTAATGACAAGTATAGAGGGTCAAGATGTTCAACAATTTAAAAAAGGTACATCTGATGCTGAACAATATACATTAAGTTTTCATGTTCGTTCTAATAAAACTGGAACTTATCAAGTCAATATTGAAGATAATGACAATGTAAGAATAGTAGGTTCAACCTATACAATAAGTTCGGCTAACACATGGGAGAAAAAAGAGATTACCTTTGTAGCTGACCAAACAGGTGCTTTTGCAGATGATACTGGAGATAGTTTAGCTATAATGTGGGCATTAGTCGCAGGGACAGATAACTCATCAGGTGCAGTTCCTACTGCATGGGAAGCTAAATCTAACACAGATAGAGGTGCAGGATTAAATATTAATCTTGCAGATAGCACATCAAATGAATGGTACATAACTGGAGTACAACTAGAAGTAGGCTCTACTGCCACACCATTTGAGCATAGGTCATTTGGTGAAGAGAAGATGCTTTGTTATAGATATTACTATAAGGAAAATGTAGGAAACCATTTGTTGAAAACAACAAGTACAGGTAGTTCAGGCGATTATTATTATTACTATTATTTACCTATACCTATGAGAGCTTCGCCTACTTGCACAGTAGATGGTGGTAGTGACAACTACAATCACACTGCAAGTCCATCTGTCATGGTAAGAGGTTCATTAAATATGGCTAATATAAATGTTTCTAAAACAGGAACTGCTGCAAACGCTTATTTTACTTTAGATGGCATAACAGCAGATGCAGAATTATAGAGGTTTATATGAATATACAATCAGCACAATATCAAGCAGACCCATTAGATAGCACAAAAAATGCAGGTATCATTTTAATTTTACAAGATGATGATACAAAATATTATGTACCATTAGATACTGCTAATAGACATTATAATGAAATTATGAAACAAGTTGCAGATGGCACACTAACCATCAAGGATGCCGAATAAACATGGAAATAGATGCAATGTTATTTTGGAACATCATCTTAACTATGGTCGTTGTACCATTTGGTTGGGCATTCAACAAGATGTTTGGCGAAGTAAAGCGATTACAGATATTATTAAATAAGACACGAGAAGAGTATGCACGTAAAGATGATGTTAAAGAAGATATGCATGACAT